GGCTACCTCAAGAAACTCCTGAAGAACCGGCTCTTAGGCCGAATCAAGAAGTCCAAGAACTCTCTGGACGCTCGACTTTTCTTCGGGATCCTCCAAGGGGTTAAGCGCGCTTGCGCGCCCGTGTCCAAGGTCTATGTTCAACAAAGTTACGTTGACCATCGTAATTCCTTAGACGCGCTTCCTCGCGGAAGCGATCCTGTGTTATCAATCATCGCTCGGGCGATGGACGGATTCCGACCTCCTCGACCTCGCCTATACGAACCTTCTTTGAGCGCCTCTTTCGAGGCTGCTCGTTCGTTCGGCGGCGGTCGGGGCCTCGTACAAGAGACAACTTTTGGACCCTACAGAGAACTAGTATCTGAGGGTCTGGTCAACATGTATGGGACGTCGGACCCGCTTAGACCTCAGTCCTTTCATGGACCGATTCTACCGAGCTTTGATGAGGCGGTTGACGCTGCCTCGCGAGAACCCACCAACGTGATGGTACACCCGATTCTTGAGCCACTGAAAGTTCGGCTCATTACTAAAGGTAACACCTTGCGTCAGTGGGTCGCTGGACACATGCAAAAGGCTCTCTGGGGGCACCTTCAAAAGTTCCCCCAGTTTGTCCTCACAGGAAGAACACTCGATCGGTTCGTCCTTTCCGATCTTCTGGAGCGGGAAACTCGCTTCTTCCCCAAGTACCCCCTGGCCCCTGCTAACCTCTTTGAGGACTGGGTCTCGGGTGACTACTCGGCTGCAACGGACACGCTCGACATCCGCCATACAAAGGCGGTGCTCGAGATGGCACTATTGCACGTCGACTGGTCGCCTAAGCACCAGGACGTTCTTCGGTCCGTTCTTTACGAGCAGACCATCGAATATCCTCAGGGAGCTGTCCCCAAGTTCCGCCAGCGGACCGGACAACTGATGGGCTCTGTCCTGTCATTTCCGGTCCTGTGTATCGTCAACCTTGTGACGTACTGGTCGGCCTTGGAGGAATACATAGGGGCTGAAGTCGAGATTGATGATCTCCCCGTCCTTGTTAACGGGGATGACATCCTATTCCGTGCGAACACGGGCTTCTACGAGATTTGGAAGCACAAGGCGAGGAGTGCCGGATTTGCCCTTTCCCTTGGCAAGAACTACATCCATCCGCGGTTTTTCACCGTAAATTCGGAGTTGTGGTACTGTCAGGGGGGGGACCCGAACACTCTCAAATTCCTTCCATTTCTCAACGTGGGTCTCCTGACTGGCCAATCAAAAATTACTGGCCGCCAGAATGCATCCCTGTTGCCTCTGTGGGATCTCTATAACCTCGTTCTACGAGGATCTATCGACCCCGTTCGTTCGCATCGCAGGTTCCTTCACTATCACAAGAGGTCCATTGCCCTTTTCACAAGTAACGGCCGCTACAACTTCGCGGCCCACAAGTGGAAGGGCGGACTTGGCTTTGAGTCCGGAAAATTTCCGGACCTGATGGCCTCGTCATGGGCTCCTAAGTTCACCAGGTTCCAAAGACAGATCGCGCATCTTGCCAAGCGCGCGGTCCACCGGAACCCGGCGACGCTCCGCGGTATAGTACTCAGAGCGGAGACTGAAGGTCCGCTGGCCGGGGGTGTGGTAACCCGCCGAAAGCGAATAGTCCCTGGCCCCGCCATTGGGCCACTTCCGTTGCATTATCATCGGAAGAAAGCACTGGTTCGTGCTCCTCTATTGGCACAGAGGATCGACCCCTCCCGGGTCGAGTACGAAACCGCTGGTGATCAAATCCGTCAGCCCTACGAGCTTCTTCGGAGGTTCCGGCAGGCGAAGGCGGTACACCAGTT